CAGGGGGGGGCCGTGGCAACCTAAAATAGACGGCGGGCGGACACCGGGACGGCAATCGCGCGCGCGATGCTGCGAAAATGACGGGCCGTCACTTTCAACTCTCGCGTTAAAAAACCGGCTCGGAAGCAAATCCCGAGCAAATCTTAGCCGCCCGCGCCGACCCGGCCGAGCTCGAGGTGCCGCATATGTCGACGAGGGGTCGACCTCCAAAGCCGGCGGCATTGCACCGGCTTAACGGCAATCCGGGGCAACGTCCGATCCGCGAGGAACCGACGACGGTCGGGCCTCTCGTCAAACCCGATGACCTCGACGACCTGGCCTCGGGTGCCTGGGATCGCGCCGTGGCGGCGTTTCCGCCCGGTTTCTATTCCGCCGCCGACGGGCCGACGCTCGAGGTTTTCGCGAGAGCATGGTCGACATTCAAAACGGCCGGCCACGAGGTCGACGATCAAGGGATCATGGCGACGGGCGGCCAGGGGCAACCGATCGCGCACCCGGCGGTCGGCCTCCTGAAAGCCGCGAGCGAGACGATCCTAAAGGCGGGGCAATTGCTCGGAATGTCGCCGGTCGCGCGGGCGAGGATGGGGACCGTTCCGCAAAAGACGGCGAGCAAATTCGACGGGCTACTCGGCGGCAAGCCTCTAAGGGTCGTGACCTCCAACGAGCGCGCGACGTAATCGCGTTTATCGAGGCGTTGACGGTTCCGAGCGGCCAGGGATCCGGCGGATTGATCCGGCTCCGGCCGTGGCAGAAGCGATTTATCGTCGACGTTTACGCGCCGAAATACGAAGGCGGCGGCCGGATGATCCGCCGGGCCGTGCTCTCGGTCGGCCGCAAAAACGGTAAGACCTTGCTCGCCGGCGCGCTCGTGCTCGTGCACCTCGTCGGGCCGGAGGCGGAACGGAACGGCGAGATATTCTCGGCCGCGAATGACCGCGAGCAAGCCGGCCAGGTGTTCAAGGTCGCGCGGCAAATGGTCGAGGCCGATCCGGAGCTCGCGGCGCTCGTCAACGTCGTGCCGTCGACGAAAACGATCGCTTGTTACGGCAACGGCTCGAGCTACCGCGCGCTCTCGGCCGAGGTCGGCACGAAGCACGGTCTCAATCCGACGTTTGTCATATTCGACGAGCTCGGCCAGGCGCGGAGCCGGGATCTTTACGACGTTCTAGATACGAGCATGGGCGCCAGGGCCGAGCCGCTCTTTCTGGCGATCGGCACGCAATCGAACGATCCGGAGCATATCCTTTCTAAGCTGATCGACGACGGGTTGAGCGGCCAGGATCCGACGACGGTTTGTCACCTCTACGCCGCGCCGGAGGATTGCGCGCTCGACGACGAGGCGGCGTGGCACGCGGCAAACCCGGCGCTCGGCGACTTCCGGTCGCTCGAGGAATTGGCCGTGTTAATGGCGAAGGCAAAGCGCCTCCCGGCCGAGGAACCGAAGGTTAGGAACCTCTATCTTAACCAACGCGTGTCGCCGGCCTCGACGCTGATCTCGCGGGCCGATTGGACGGCGTGCAAGGGGCCGGCGCTCTGGGCGCCAGGGGAGCGGATTTACCTGGCGCTCGACCTCTCGGCGAAGGTCGACCTTTGCGCGCTCGTGGGCGTCTCGGCCGAGGATCGGAGCCGGGTCGCGGCGTGGTTTTGGAAGCCGGCCGACTATCTCGAGGAGCACGAGCGGCGGGATCGGGTGCCTTACCGCGCATGGGTCGAGGCCGGGTTTATCGAGGCGACGGCCGGGCGATCGGTGCACCCGCGCGCGATCGCGATGCGGATCGCCGAGCTCTCGAGCGATTTCGAGATCGCGGGGCTCGCTTACGACCGATGGGGAATTGAGAACCTACTCCGCGAATTCGACGAGGTAGGGCTCGAGGCGCACAAGGCCGGCGATCCTGGCGACGGCCTCCGGCTCGTGCCGTGGGGCCAGGGCTTCCGCGATATGGCTCCGGCGGTCGACGCGCTCGAGACGGCGGTTTTACACGGCGAGCTCGAGCATCCCGGCAACCCGGTTTTGACGTGGAATATGGGGAACGCCGTAGCCGTCACCGATCCCGCCGGCGGCCGGAAGCTCGACAAGAGCAAGGCGCGGTTCCGGATCGACGGGGCGGTCGCGCTGGCGATGGCGCAAGGGCTGAAAGACCGCGAGCGGGAGCCGGCCGGCGAGCCGGAATATCGGGTTTTATTCGTCTAAATCGTGAGGTTTCTATGGGTGAGGTCGTCTCGCTTTCTCCGATTGCCGACCTGGCGATCGGGTCGCAAACCTATGACCGAATGTGCGTCGCGATCGCCGAGTGCGAGCGCGTCGACGAGGCGATCGAGATTGTCGACCGGGCGGCCGGCCTTGCCGAGTATGCGCGGCGCGCGAAAAACTATGAGGCCGAGCGGGCGGCGCAGAATATCCGGCTCGAGGCCGAGTGTCGGGCCGGCGAGATCCTCGAGACGCTCGAGCGCGCGACACCGGCCGAGGCCGTGTCAACGCGCTACGCTCCCCGCGACGGGGACCGTAGCACGCCGACGCCATACGCCGCCGCGCTCGCCGAAAACGGGATCTCGACGCAGGATGCGAGCCGCTTTCAAAAGCTGGCCGCGATCCCTAAGCCGGAATTTAAGGCCGCGCTCGCCGCGCCAGAAAAGCCGACCACGCGGGGCTTGCTCGACAAGGCCGCGCACCGGGTAAACTTCACCGGCGAAAATGAATGGTACACGCCGCCGGCCGTGCTCGAGGCGGCGCGGCTGGCGCTCGGCGAGATCGACCTCGACCCGGCCTCGAGCGCAAAGGCGCAAGAGACGGTGCGCGCGGCGCGATACTTCACGGCCGACGACGACGGCCTATCTCTCCCGTGGCGCGGCCGCGTGTGGCTCAATCCGCCATACGCTCAACCGCTGATCTCGCATTTCGTCGACAAGCTGATCGCGGAGCTCGCGGCCGGCCGCACGACCGAGGCCGTGCTCTTGACGCACAACTACACCGACACCGGATGGTTTATCCGCGCCGGCGAGGCGGCCTCGGCGATCGGATTTAGTCGCGGCCGGATCCGTTTCGTTTCGCGCGCTGGCGACCTGGCCTCGCCGACACAAGGGCAAGCGTTGCTCTATTTCGGGGCGCGGCCGGCGGCGTTTGTCGCGGCCTTCCGCGCGCTCGCATGGTTTCCGCCGGGAACGCCGCGCGATGGCTGACGACGGCAGCAATCCGTTTCGCCACGCTTGCGGCGACGACGGCGCGAATTGCTACGTCCGAAACCATAAGCCGCGAATTGAATTGCTCGCGCCGCTCTTGCCGGCCCGGTGCGCCTTTACGGATATCGACGGGCTTTTCGAGCGCGGCGGCCGGTTCCTTTTCCTCGAGTGGAAGGGCTGGTCCCGGCCTCGGCCGCTCTCGCGCGGCCAGGAGATCGCCTATCGCGGCCTCGTGGATCTAAGCGACCGCATATGCGTCGTCGTGGCGCTCGGCGATCCGCTGACAATGGAAGCGCACCACGTCCGATGGTTTCACCGGGACGGATCCGCCGAGGATTGGCGCGCGTGCTCGGGCGACGCCTTCCGCCGCTTCATTAAGGCGCGCGGCGAACGGTTCAACGTCGGCCGTTAGCGGCCGGCTTTCTCGACAATTTGGAGGCCGCCGATGGATCGCGCTTACGCGATGCTCGAGGTTCGCGCGCTTGCCGACGACGGCGAGGCGCGGACGTTTGAGGGATGGGCGACGACGCCGCACCTCGACCGCATGGGCGACGAGATCGACCCGCTCGGCGCGAAGTTTGCGAACCCGCTCCCGCTCTTGCACCAACACGACAGCGAGCGGCCGATCGGCCAGGTGCGCTTTAAGAAAGCGACCGCCGAGGGGATCGCATTCTCGGCCACGATCCCGAAAATCGCCGAGCCGGGGCCGCTTAAGGATCGCGTCGATACGGCGTGGCTCGAGATCAAAAACGGGCTGATCCGCGCCGTCTCGATCGGCTTCCGCATCCTCGAGGATGGCGTCGAGGCGACCGCGAAGGGCCTCCGCTTTACGGCGATCGAGATCGTCGAGCTTTCCGCCGTGACGGTGCCGGCCAACGCTCAAGCCACGATCACGAATATTCGCTCTTTCGACCGCGAGCTCGCCGCGCCAGGCGATCGGCTCGTGGCTGCGAAAACCCTCCCGGCGTCTCGGGGATCCCTAGCAACCCGAGACAAAGGAGCGCGGCAAATGCCCCGCACGATTAGCGAACAAATCGACGAATTCACCAAAACGAAGGCGACGAAGGTCGCGCGCGTCGCCGAGCTCATGGGCGACAAGGGCGAAACCCTCAACGCCGCCGAGGCCGACGAATTCGAGGATCTCCGCACCGAGCTCGACGTGATCGACAAGCAACTCGAGCGGCTCCGGTTTGCCGAGCGGATCTCGGCGCAAACGGCGGTGCCGGTGACGCCGCGCGCCGCCGAGCCGGGCCGGATCGAGCCGGTGCGGGTCGAGCCGATCGTTAAGACCGGCGAGCGCCTCGAGCCGGGAATGCGGATGGCGCGCGTTGCGAAGTGCATCGTGCTTCAAAAGATGACCGGCCAGGATCCGGTGGTGGCCGCGCTCCGCGACTATCCGCACGACCCGGTGATCGCGGCGGTGACAAAGGCGGCGGTCGCGGCCGGGACCACGATGGACCCGACGTGGGCCGGTGCGCTCGTCGGCGAGGAAGGGTCGGTTTACGCCGACTTTGTGGCGTTCCTTCGCGCACAAACGATCCTCGGGCAATTCGGAACGAACGGGATCCCGAGCCTCCGGAATATTCCGTTTCGGACGCCGCTTCTCTCTCAAACGACCGGCGGGGCGGGCTTCTGGGTTGGCGAGGGCAACGGCAAGCCGGTGACGAAATTCGACTTTGCGCGCACGACCCTCGAGCCGCTCAAGGTCGCGAATATCTCGGTGCTCACGAAAGAGCTTATCCGGGATAGCTCGCCGAAGGCCGACGTTGAGGTTCGGAATTCGCTCGTCGAGGCTCTGAAAGAGCGGCTCGATACCGACTTTATCGACCCGGCGAAGGCCGCCGTTGCCGGGATCTCGCCGGCCTCGGTCACGAACGGCGTCGCGCCTATTCCCTCGAGCGGCACCGATAGCGACGCGCTCCGCGCCGATATCAAGGCGGCGTATGCGGCCTATACGGCCGGCAAGGTTCCGCTTCGCGGCGGCGTTTGGGTTATGGAGCCGGCGCTGGCGGCCTCGGTCGGCATGATGACGAACCTTCTCGGGACGCCGGAATTCGCCGGGATCGGCCAGAACGGCGGCTCGCTCGCCGGCTTCCCGGTGATCGCCTCCGACTATGTGCCGACCGGGATCGTCGCTCTCCTGAATGCGCCGGAGATCTATTACGGCGACGAAGGCGGGTTTGAAGTCTCGATGAGCGATCAAGCCTCGATCGAAATGAGCGACGCGCCGACGCAAAACGCCGGCACGCCGGCCGCCTCGCAAAACGGCATGGTCTCGATGTTCCAAACGAACAGCGTCGCGATCCTGGCCGAGCGTGCGGTGAATTGGGCGAAGCGCCGGCCGAATGCGGCGGTCGTGATCTCCGGCGCGGATTGGGGCGCGAGCGGCGGCGCGACGCTCGGCGCTGGCCGATCCTCCGATCGCGTGAGCAAGGCGGCCTAAGACCCGCGAGAGCCTAGCACCTGGCCGGCCTTCATTCCTGGGCCGGCCGGCCAGGTGCCTTTTTGATCGGAGCTCCGGCCATGCCGCAAACCTACCTAACCCGGCACCTCACGGCCCGCGAGAGCGCGCTCGTCGATAAGCTGGCGCTCAATCCGCGTTACGCGAAGCTCGTCGAGCGGCTCCGGCCGGAGCCTTCCGGCGATCCGGAAAAGCGCCGAGGCCGGCCGCCGAAGGCCGCCGCCGATACCGAGCAAGACTAGGGTGCGGCTTCCCGCGCTATTCACGCGCGCCCGGCCGCCGGGACGCCAGGTCGAGCCGGTGCCGCAAGGCTCGGCCGGCGGCGGCTGGATGCGGATATTCGAGAGCTATACGGGCGCGTGGCAACAAAACGTCGTGCTCGATCGCGAGGGGGTGCTTACCTATTTCGCGGTTTATGCGTGCCTAACCCTCGTGGCCTCCGATATCGCGAAGCTTCGCGTGAAGCTGATGCGCCAGGATCGCGGCGGCATATGGGGCGAGGTCGAGAGCGCGGCGTTTTCGCCGGTGCTCCGCAAGCCTAACCGCTATCAGACCCGCATTCAGTTTTGGGAAAGCTACGTTCTCTCAAAGCTCACGCGCGGCAACGTCTATGTGCTGAAAGAGCGGGACGCACGAAACGTCGTGGTCGCGTTGCATATCCTCGACCCGGATCGCACGCGGCCGATGCTCGCCGACGACGGCTCGATCTTTTATCAGGTGAGCGGCTCGCGGCTGGCCGGCGTCGCCGACGGAACCGAGGTGCTTATCCCGGCCCGCGAGATCATCCACGACCGGATGAATTGCCTATTTCACCCGCTCGTCGGCACCTCGCCGATATGGGCGGCGGCCAGCGGCGCGACGCAAGGCGCGGCGATCCAAAAGGGCGCGGCTAAGTTTTTCGCCAATGCCTCGCAACCGGGCGGGATCCTGACGGCACCGGGCGCGATCGCCGACACGACGGCGACCCGGCTTAAAGAGGCGTGGGAAAAGAATTTTACCGGCGAGAATGCCGGCCGCGTGGCCGTGCTCGGCGACGGCCTCAAATATGAGCGGCTCGCGATGACCGCCGAGGAAAGTCAACTAATCGAACAGCTAAAATGGACCGCGGACGTAGTTTGTTCAGTGTTCCATGTCCCGCCGTATAAGATCGGGCTCGGGACAATGCCGACCTATAACAACGTGCAAGCTCTCAACGTCGAATATTACTCGCAATGCCTACAGTCGCTTATTGAGGCGGCCGAGCTTTGTCTCGACGAGGGCCTCGAATATCCGCTCGGCACCGGGACGGAATTCGAGATCGACAACTTGCTCCGCATGGACAGCGTGACGCAAATGCAAGTGTTGAAAGAGGGGATCGCCTCGAGCGTGCTCGCGCCGAACGAGGCGCGCCGGCGGATCGACCTCCCGCCGGTCAAGGGCGGCGATAGCCCTATGGCGCAACAGCAATACTACAGCCTCGAGGCGCTCGCGGAGCGCGGCGCGCCGCCCGCGCCAGGTGCCGCGCTCCCGCCGCCGGCGGCCGCCGGCGAGGATCCGCCGGCCGACGACGAGGATCCGGCCGACGACGAGGATCCCGAGGAAACGAAACGGCTCGGCCAGGTGTTCGCGGCGCGTTTGCGGGAGGCGGTTTCTTATGGCTGATCTCGAGGCGCTCGTTACCGACCTGGCCGGCCAGATGGCCGAGCTCGTGGCAAAGCTCGAGCGCGACTTTACCGCGCGGCTCGAGGCGGCGTCGGTCAAGGGCGGGATGATCGACCAACGGGGCGGGCTCGTGCTCACGTTCGGCGACGGCTCGTCGCATTGCGTCGGCCAGGTCGTCGGCCGCGATGGGGTCGACGGCACCAACGGCGCGCCAGGCGCGGCGGGCCTCGGGTTCGAGGATCTCGACGTGTCGATCGGCGAGGATGGCCGCACGCTCGAGATCCGTTTCGAGCGCGGCGAGGTCGCCGAGACATTCGAGCTCGAGCTCCCGGTTATGATCTATCGCGGCGTTTTCGATCCGGATCGCGGCTATCGGCCCGGCGATTGCGTTTCCTACGGAGGATCGGCGTGGGTTTGTAGCGGTGCAAACACGTCGGCCCGGCCCGGCGAGGGGGACGGCTGGACGCTCGCCGTCAAACGCGGGCGGGACGGCGACAGAGCCTCGCCGGGTCGGGCAGCATAGGGAGGGCCGGCTATGGTCGCACTCGTGACGCAAGACGAGGTTGTCGCGCAATTGAACCTCTCGGGCGGCCTCGCCTCCGATCGGCTGGCCGACGCGATGTTCAAGGCGGATCAAGCCTCGGCGATCGTGGTCGACTACCTCAAGCGGCCGTTCGACGACGGCCCGGCGATTGACCCTCGGATCTATCCGCCCGGCTCGGTCGCATGGACCGAGGCGACGGTGCCGACCCTCGTTAAGTCGGCGATCCTGATCGTGCTTACGTCGCTCTATGACGGCCGCACACCTGACGATCCGCTGATCTCGCCGGATATCGAGCGGATCCTCTGGCGCTACCGCGACCCGGCGCTCGCGTGAGGATCCGCATTCTCCGCGAGCGGCGGTTTATCCCGCCGGAGGATCGCCGGCGCTCAATTCACTACCTGGCCGGCCTCGAGTGCACGGTTAAGCGCGCTTACGGGCTGATCCTGATCGCCGACGGTGACGCGATCGAGATCCCGCCGCCGCGCCGGAAGGCCGCCGACTAAGCCGCGAGGTTTTCGCAATGCTGCAAAAGAGAGCGCCGGCGCTGGCCGGCACGCTCCGCGAAACCGTGACCTTTCAGCGGCGCGCCGCCGACGCCGCCGGCGACCGCTCCGGCGCGTGGGCCGACGAATTCGCCGCGCCGGCGCGGGTGCAAACCAAAACCGCCGGCGAGACGGTGCTCGCGCAACGGATCGCCGGCGTGCACCTCGTCGACGTAACCCTCCGGCTCGACCACGCCTCGGCCACGATCGACACCGATTGGCGGCTCGTTTGGAACGGTTGGGAATTCCAAATTACCTCGATCGCGGTCGACGAGCTCGCGCGCGTCGTCTCGATCCTGGCCGCTCGGTCGGGGGCGCGCGAATGACGAGCCGCACGCAAACCCTCGGCGGGATCTCGGCGAAGGTCGACCCGGCCGAATTCGAGCACCTACGCCGCAAGCTTCTGGCGATCATCGGCCCGAAGGCCGAGGCCGAGATCGGCAAGGCGAATATGCAAAACGCCGAGGATATGGCGCGCACGGCCCGCTCGGCGGTGCCTCGTGGCGATCCCGAGCTCGGGCACCTGGCGAACACGATCACGGCCCGACAGACCACGACGACCGCCGCCGAGGCGTCGATCGGCGACGAGAATTATCATTACCCGTTGCACCTCGAGGTCGGGCACCGGGCGCGCGACGGCTCACACGTCCCGGCTAAAGCGTTTTGGTTTCCGTCCCGCCGGCTCGTGAAAAAGCGCACCTACGGCCGGCTTGCGCGGGCCGAGCGTAAGGCAATCAAGGCGATCGCCGGGGGCGGGAAATGACCGACCCGGCCGTCGTGTTCCATGCGGCGCAATTGGCCGCGCTGAAAGCCTCGGCCGAGCTCGCGGCGCTCTTTCCCGGCGGCCTCGTGCGGGCCTTCGCGATCCCGCCGGAGAATGCCGCGCTCCCGTGGATCAAGGTCGGCGACGATCAGATCGTCGAGGATAGCGACGAGTGCTCGAGCGGCTCCGAGATCTTCGCGGCCGTGCACATTTGGACAAAGCCGGAGCCGCCCGACGTGGCGCTCGGCCGCCAGATGGCCGGGCTCGTGCGCGAGATCCTCGTCGACCTCGAGCTCGCGGGTTTCGACCTCGTGCTCGGCGAATTCGTCGAGGCCCGACACCTCACCGATCCCGACGGCTCGTCGCACGCCGTGCTCGGTTTTCGCTACCTGGCGACGGCTAACCCCGATCCGGAGATCCCCTAATGGCGACGGTTAAACACGCGCGCGGCGTCAAGCTTTTGGTCAAGGTCGGCCAGGGCGACGGGCCGCCCGAAACCTATGAGGCGTTTTGCACGATCAACGCCGCGCGCTCGATCGCCGGCGAGGCCGCGACGAACGATTTTAACATTCCCGATTGCGACGATCCCGACGCGATGGGTTGGCTCGCGCGCGAGAAAGTCTCGCTCTCTTACAGCGTGAGCGGGGCCGGCATTCTCAACACGCCGGATACCGAATTGTTCGCCGAATGGCTGGCCGATCCGCTCTCGCGTAATTGCGAGATCGTGGTCGACGTGCCGGCGGCTGACGGCGGCGTCATCTTTGCCGGCCTCTTTCACCTGACGACCTTCGAGATTACCGGCGATCGCGGCTCGAAAATGGAAGCGAATATTACCCTCGTTTCCGACGGCCCGGTCGTGGTGACGGCGGTCGCGGCGATGGCGGCCGACGACGAGCCGCTCGTGCGAGGCTCGCGGATCCTGGCCGATCGCCGGGCGGCCGAGGGCAAGCGGCCGGCGCGCCGGGTGCTCGAGCCGGCCGAATAGGTGAGCCGGCGCGGCGAGATCGTCAGGCCGTGGGGCGACGAGGATCGAACCTTTCGCCTCGGGATCGGCGAGTGGCGGGCGATACAGGAAAAGTGCGACGCCGGGCCGGGTGAGATCGCCGGCCGGCTCGCGACCTATGCGGCGATGCGCCAGGCAAACCCGAAAGCCGGCCTCCTGGCCTTGCTCTCGGGCGGCGGCGTCGGGGCGTGGCGCGTCGACGATATCCGCGAGCCGCTCTATCGCGGATTGATCGGCGGCGGCCTCGACCCGACCCGCGCCGGCCGGGTGCTTCGCGATCTCCACGACGAGCGGCCGCTTATGGAGAATATCGACCTGGCGCTCGAGGTCGTGCTCGCCTCGCTCGTGGGGGCCGAGGATGATCCGCCGGGGGAGCTCGAGCGGGAGCCGACGAGCGCGACGCCGACGAGCTCCCGCGAGGAAAGCTAAAATTCGCGCGCTACTACGGCACCGGCGCGGCGATGGGCTGGACGCCGGCGCAAGTCGACGCGTGCTCGCTTTGGGAATTCCTGGCCGCGCGCGCGGGATGGATCGCGGCTAACTCCGCGCCCGAGGAAATGCCGCCGCCGACCGCCGCCGAACACGACGCGATGCTCGAGAAATGGGGATAGCCAATGGCGACCGAGGTCGACCGGCTCGTCGTGGTGTTCGACGCCAATTTCGCGCGTATGGAGGCGAAGCTAAACAAGGCGATCGGCCAGAACCGACAGGCCGCGAAAAAGATCGAGGATGCGTGGGGCTCGACCGGCAACGTCTTTACCGACCTCGGGACGATCATCGGCACGGCGACGGGCAAGATCCCCGGCGTCTCGGCCGGCCTCGCCGGGATGGTCGGCCCGGCCGCCGCCGCGACCGCCGCGCTCGGCGCTCTGACGCTGGCGTTCCACGCCACGGCCGAGGCGATGCAATGGGCCGACGACCTGGCCGCCGACGCCGCGAAAATCGGGATCACGGCCGAGGCGCTGCAAGAGCTCCAATATGCGGCCGAGGCGACGGACGTATCGGCCGAGGATCTCGGATCGTCGCTCGAGGGGCTTAACCGCTCGATCGGGGCGGTGCGCTCCGGCGTCGGCGACAAGAAATTTATCGAGGCGTTCGACGCGCTCAAGATCGGGCCGGAGGAATTAAAGGGGATCCACGACGCGACCGACCTCTTGCCGTTGCTGGCCGACCGGCTGGCCGAGGTCGGCACGGTCGCCGAGCGGGTGCAGATTGCGAAAAAGCTCGGCGTCGAGGCGCTCTTGCCGTTGCTCTCGCAAGGGTCGGCCGGGATCTCCGAGCTTACCGAAAAGGCGCGCGCGCTCGGCCTCGTGATTGACGAGAGCATGGTTAATCAGATGGCCGACGCTAACGAGGAAATGCGCGTTGCGACGACCGTCATAAAGGCGAACCTCACGCCGGCCTTCGCGGCGCTGGCGACCGGCGTCGCACACGTCTCGCAAGCGATCGTCGGCCTTATCCAATGGTTCCGCGACCTGGCCGTGAAGGCACCCGGCTTTATCGCGTCGGTGCAATACGCGATCGACAGTCTCACCGTGGGATCGGTCGCGGCGCAGCTAAAGCAAGCCGCGCGCGCGATGGATGCGGCGGCCGCCGCCGGGGGAAACATTCTCCCGCAACGTGAGAGCCGCGCGCCCGGCACGGCCGGCTTTGCCGAGCTCGCGGCCGACGAGATCGCGGCCTCGCAAATGCGGAACGCGAGGAAGGGCACGCCGAAAGCGGCGAAGGCGGCCAGGGCGGGGAAAGCGGCGAAGGCGGCAAAGGATCTCACGATCAACGGGACCGATCCCGAATTCTTAACGGTGATCGACCCGAACGCGCCGGCCACGGCCAACGAGCTCGTGCGCTATCTCCGCGAGGCGGTCGAGAGCGCCAACGAGATCCGCAAACCCTTGTTTGACGACGAGGGCCTCGTTACCGCCGACAAGCTATTTAAGCCGATCCTCGACGGGCTGGCCGAGGTCGCCGACGAGACGCACGACACGGTTTACGACGGGATCCGGGGCGGGCTCGAGGCCGGGTTCCGGGACGGCCTTCCCGGCGTGCTCAACTACCTGAAAGACGCGCTCACCTCGTCGATCCTCGATAGCGTCGCGGCCGGCCTTACGAGCGCCGTGCTCGGCAACGGCCAGCAAGGCGGCCTCTTGACCTCGCTCGCCTCGGCGTTGTTCGGCCGGTCGTATGCCGCCGGCACTATGTCGGCGAAGGCCGGCCTTGCGCTCGTCGGCGAGCAAGGGCCGGAGCTCGTCAAGGTGCCGGGCGGCTCGCGGATCATCCCGAATTCAGATCTCCGCAACGTCGGGGTTGGCGGGGCCGGGGCGGGGCCGACGACGATCCTTTTCGACAATCGCGGGGCCGTCATTTGGGAACAGGCCGCGCGTCAAATGATGAGTTACGCCGATCGGGTCGCGGCCGGCTCCGGCGCGGCCGCCGTGCAAGTCGGGCGGCGCGCGACACCTGACGACCTGGCGCGGCGCGCCGGCCGGAGGCTCGGCCGATGATCTTGTTACCGACCTTGCCTCGCGGCACGCAATTGACGGCCCGGCTCGTGCGGGTCGGCGGCGACCTCGTGTCGGCGCTCGGCGGGCCGACGCAACGGATAACCCGGCTCGGCTCGCGCTATGCGGTCGACGTTGAGCTCCCGACCCTCGACGCCGAATGCGCCGCCCGTTGGCTCGGGTGCTCGCTCCGCGCCGAGGCGCTCGGCGAGACGCTCGGGCTCGTGGTGCCGCAAACCGTCGACGCCGCCGGCCAGGTCAACACCGGCGCCGGATCCGCCGGCTCGTCGGCCGTGGCCTATACCGGCTCCGCGCCGCCGGTCGGCGCATGGTTTTCATTCGTCGCCGGCGGGCGGAATTACCTACACGCCGTTACCGACGTGCCGGCCGCCGGCTCGATGCGGGTCGCGCCGTTGCTCCGCGCCGATATGCCGGCCGGGACCGCGCTTAACTTCGCCGAGCCGGTGCTCGAGGGCTTCGCCGACGATACGCAATGGTCGACGGAATTTTTCCGGTTTATCGGCCACGCCTTCACCCTGACAGAGAGCGCCTAGGATGGCCGACGATCGCGGGGCTTTCGATCCTTTCGACCGGCCGTCGGTGCTCATGTTCGCGGCGGTCGAGATCGCGCTTCCCGGCTCCGGATATATTCGCCTCGTGGATGGCTCAGGGCGGGTTTCGTTCGGCGGCCGCACATTCGTAAGCCTCGACGACGATTACGGCGTGCTGGCCGATCTCGAGCCGATCTCGGACGGTTTGGGCGACGAGGCTCCGGCGCTCCGGGTGACGATCAATCCGCCGACCGCCGACGCCGCCGCGATCCTGGCCGGCCAGGATATGCAAGGCCGCCGCGTGCTCGTTTGGGTTGGGGCCCTAGACCCGGTGCTCGGCCAGGTCGTGCCGGATCCGTTGCTCGTGTTCGCCGGCGAGGTCGATCAAGGGATCGTTCGCGTCGGCCTCGGGACGCGCGCGCTCGTGCTCGAGGTCGTCTCGGTATGGGATCGGCTTTTCGAGGATCTCGAGGGGCCACGACTGACGAACAGCTATCATCAAGCCGCGTGGCCGGGCGAGCGCGGGCTCGAATTCGTCACCGACGTTAAGCGTCAATTGCCGTGGGGGTCCGATGGACCGAGGCCGAATGTCGTCGCCGATGCTCTCTATAGCCGGCCTACCTAAAAACCCGCTCGTGCGCCGGGTCGAGATCGCGCAAGCCGCGCTCGATCAATTCCGGGGCAAGCGGTTTCAATGGGGCGATAACGATTGCGCGCGGCTCGCGGCGTTTGTGCTCCGCGAGGCCGGCTATAAACCGAACCTGGCGCAATTCGGCGGCTACCGCTCGGCGCTGGCCGCCAGGCGCGCGCTCAAGTCTCGCAAGTTTGCGACCGTGCTCGATTGGGTCGACGCCGTGGGGCCGAAGCGGATCGCACCGGCCGCGACCCTTCCCGGCGACCTGATCGCCTTCCCCGGCGAGGATGGATGGGAGGCGCTCACGGTCGCGCTCGGCGCGGGCCGGGTGCTCGGCTTTACCGAGACGGCGATCGACGGCGGGTGCTCGATCATCGACGCGAAGCTAGGGGCGGCGCTGGCCGCATGGAGCGTGCCGCCGTGGCCAAAGCACTAGCCGTCGCCGGGATCGCGATCCTCGCCATTGTGGCCGCGCCGGTCGCGGCCGGCTTGCTGGCCGGCGGTATGTTCGGCGGCGGCCTCGCGGCGCTGGCCGGCGGCGCGGCGGCGCTCTCGGGTTTCGGCACGGCGCTTATCGGGGGGGCCGGCATTGCAGCGGCCGTCTCGGCGTGGGGGACGGTCGCGCTCGCGGCGTCCCTGGCCTTCCAGCCTAAGGGCGTCGGCCGAGGCTCGGCCGGATCTCAAACCGACTTTCAGGCCGACCCGCTGGCGGGGATCCCGCTTATCCTCGGGCGCTCCGGCACGGCGGGAAAGATCATCCACGCCAACACGAGCGGCGAGGCGAACAAGAATATCGCCTTGTTCTACCTGATCGCGCTTTCGGCCGGGCCGATCGCGGCGTTTGAAAAGCTCA